TGTACTGGCCGTCAATGATGAAGCCGCAGCGCACAGAGCCAACGCCCAGCCACTCAAAGTCCATCCAAAGAATCTGGGGCTTGGTCAGGTCCAGGGTGATACCACTTGGGCCCGTGCCGTTGAGCTTGTCCCCGTTCCACGAAGACTGGGCCACGGCCCGCGCGTCACTCACGCTGCCCGATGTGTACGAGCGGACGACAAACGAATTGACCCCGCCAGTTCTTTGAAAAAACACGCCATTTTGCGTGCCAAAGTACCCGACTTTTTGGTTGAGATTGGCCGATGTTCCGTTGTCCATGACAAACGTCGCAAGAACCAACAACCCCTTGCCAGGCTGATACGGAAACGAGCGGAACGTCTGACGGACCACGGACCCCACGCCGCCTCCAGTAACAGCCATGCTATTACTTGCCTGGTTGGTGTTAAAAGTCAGCGAACCAGTACCTGACGTGGAAGTGTCGAACTGGTTGTCGAGGGCATACCTATTCTGGCTGTCAAATAACGTATAGGGTTGACTGACGCGCAGACGGCCAAACGCGTCTGTGTTTGTCCCGCTAATTGATACAGGTATTGTCATTCCAGTGGTGTCCATATAGCCGCCACCGTCCCCGTACCAGGCATAAGCCGTGTCTTTATCCTCAGTGGTAACGGGGGTGTACGTGCTGTTAAGTTGAAAAATGACCTGTTCAAGCGATCGTACAAGCTGGTTGAACTGCGCTGGATCGTATTGACCTGAAGCGTTTGGCAGCCGTACGTTGTTAATTTTGCTCATCGCAACCCATCTGGCTGAATATCAACCCGCATGGTTCCAAACCGCCAAAAACTGTCCAGATCAGCGCTTTCGATGCCTAACTGAATCTGCCTTCCACGCGCTCTAGTGCTCACAAACTGTGTTGTAGGAGAAATCACGTACGGGTCAAGTGAACTAGGAACAGCGGTAGCTTGGGGGTATGGGCGCAGCCGTAGACGAACAGTCAAATCCCCCTGTTGATTCTTGAAATCGGGGATAAATTTTGACATCAGCATCATAGTGTCGCCTTCGCCAATGTCAAAGTACCCAGAGTAAACATAGGCATCAATTGGGTCGCCATCCGCGTTGACACCTATCTCCTGGGTATAAAGCACCGTCCGACCGGCCGTTAACCCGTAAATCGTAGAAATCGTCGGCTCTGTGCTGTCCTGGAAATACCTGGTAGCAATGGGGTTTTCAAAGGTTCCAGTGTCTTGCCACGCTGTCCTTGGCATTGTTCCAATTGACCAAACCTTCTCTAAATAGTTGTACGTGACGTATCTATTGATATAGTTACTGTCCAGTGTTGCATACCACCAGGTCACCTCATTAAACTGAGTGTTAACTCCGACACTGACCGACCAACCTTGGGTAAGGTTTAGATTTTCAAATACGTAATCTTGAACGGTGCAGGGTAGTTTTTGCAGGCTTCCGTCATAAACAAAGAAAGCGTCTTTAGACATCCAGTACGCAACGCCGTTGGCATCCACTGCCGAATGTGGGCTAATCGCACCACAGTTGGCCCCAAGTTGTTGGAAGCCAAAGGTGTACGGAGGACCCACAAACGCCTGCGCATGCAGTGAAGTGTCCGTCCAAATCAAAATCTGACCGCGAGAACGAACCGCCGTAACAATCTGGTTCCCATCGGTAAGCCGTTGTCCACCAGCCGTATTTGTAGCTGAGGCAACAAACTGTCCAATGTTTTCTTGCGAAGAAAACCTCACGTACATTGGATCAATGGTTGTGGGATCTCCAAGCGTCGTTTCCGTACCCAAACAAACCAAATGACGGTCAGGAGTGGAAATTAAGGCGAAACGACTTCTCGTAGGAGCTCCCGCAAGAACTGTTGCTCGAACAGTTATTCCACTGGTTGGCGACCATTCATAAATTGCGCCATTCACGTTTTGGAGGATTAGATTCTGGCCGTAATTGTCAAACTGCCAGCATGAGGCATTCAAAGAAGGCACCACGTCAGGAGGTCTTGGAGTGCCCCAGGTTGATAATCCCCAAGTCCCTGTCCCCCATCCAAAGTCTCTTGCACTCACTACCGGGCCAGTTGTGATCTGAAAAGTCCCAGAGGCACTACCCGCTGCAACGGCATTTGAGGTAGCAGCATTTGGAGAAGAAATCCTAAAAGATGTAGTGCTTAAGACTTGTAGAATCTCAAATTCATTATTAAGTGTGGCATTTGGAATGCCCCCCGGATTTCCAGTTGTACCGCTAAACGTCACGAAATCCCCCACAACAGCCTCGTGTGCTGTTGCGGTGTTTACTGTCACTGAATAGGATGTGTTGACAGTGGTAAATGTGACGTTAATGGTTGTTCTAATAGGGGTAATATCCCCCCACACCCCACCGTAATAAGCGTAGACTTTTTTGTTTGTGCCAATCGCCATATATGGCGACCCATTAAGTGCTTTCCAAGCAAAAATGTCTGATGCCGCCCCTACCAGGTATATTGCATCGTTATTAAATTTCTCCCAGCCGCCTATTTTTTCAGGCAGACCATATCGAAACCGAACATAATTTGAATCCGTCCAGCCGCCCTCGGCTCCGTATTCAGTGTTCTGCTTGTCAACACCCGGTTTAAGAAACAGTCGCATGAGTGCCATAAATCACCCTTTTGCGGCCCGCATGTTGTCAACCAAATTTGGATAGGGACGTCCAGCTTTTTTTGCCGCCTGCTTGGCTGACGCTTTTTTACTTGGGGAAAGGGGTTTCGGCTTTCCAAGAGATTTGGGCCGCTTTTTATCCCAAATAGGGGTGTTTTTCATGGGTTCTCCTGTGCCAAAAATAGCGCTCGTTCACCCTTTCGGCGACGATCCAGCCCTGGTAGTACTTTACCCCCAGCCTTGTTCCACGGCAAGAACGCATCTGCCGCCGCTTCCCACTCTTGACGCTGGACCTTCATCCGAATGGTAGACCGTTGAAAGTTTCCCAGGCCTACGTTAAAGCTGAAAGAGACGCAAGCATCGAACTTGTTTTGATGACCAGCAAGAGCAGGAGCAAGTCGCAGTACACCAAGCTCAAACCGCGCAAGGTCTTTTGCCAAAAGCGCATCTACTTCTCCCATCGTAAGCGTCCTGTCCCAACCGGCAGGAATCGGCAGACTTTTGCGCTCTTCCATCGGTATCTTAATGTGATTCGGATCGATTACATGTCCCACCCCGACCGTCCATAGCAACGCCGGACAACGATACGGGTTTACCCTTACCCCCTCATCGTGCTTGATCATCTTAATAGCACGGGTTGAAGTTTTCATTTACCAAACGCCCTGCCACCAAAGTGAAAGGCAATGATGCTGGCAAAAAGCGCCTGGGTCTCGTCATCCCACAAGTGCTTGGCCAGGGTGTGAAACTCCACCTTGTTCTCCACTCCATGCCACACCAAAGCCACGTCAATCCCAACTAAAAGGAAGAAGAACCCGTAGGTGATCACGGGGCGCACGCTCGCGCGCAGATTTTTCATCCACTGGCTTGTCCCTTCGTTAAGGCTCATGTCGTGAGCGTAAACAGCCTGCATCTCGGCCTGCTGGGCTTGCACAAGAGTCTGTTGGGCCTGCATTTCGGCGTTGGCCTGTATCTGGTCCAACCTGATCTCTTCAACCTTGGCCTGGGCCGCGTAGCCTTTTTCCAGCATCTGCAGCTCTCGCTCTGTCTGCAGTCTTGCCAGGTCTAACTCGTGGCTTTTGTCGTTCCTATCCTGGAAAAAGTCCAACAGTTTTGGCAAACCACCCGCTAAAAACGAGATGAGCGTAGACAGAAGAGTAAGCATAATGTTTCAAAAGAAAAAGAAAAAGCGTCCGTTGCCGGTGGTCGGTATTGAACCTGAACTAAATATCCAACCTAAAGATCCGTTGTTGGTTGAGTTTGCTCCGGCGTACCATGTATCAGTCAGGCTGTACGCACGAACACCCGTGATAGTCAAGTAATCTACGTTAGGGTTTGTAGCACCAGTTAGAATAAGTGTTGCTGGAGATGCACCGCTAATAGTTAATAATTTAGCTGATGTACCCGCTGCTGTAAATTGAGATACATTTACTGGATTAGTACCAAATGCAATAGCTGTTGCTCCAGTTGCAGAATAACTATTTGTAATATCTTTAAAAGTTTGAATACTATTAGAAATAGTTAATGTACCTGCACCACCTTGATTAATGGTAATACCAGAATAAGAAGCTCCACCATTAGAAAATGTTTTGGCAGTTGCTGAAGTAAAACTAATTGTGCCAGTGCCTGTCACAGTGAGGTTTGTGCTTGTTGAAGTTGACCACGCATTTGCACCACTACCAGTAATTGTCCATGTACCAGAACCAATTCCAATTGTTCTTGTACTATTGGTACTACCACTAAAAGTAGAACAAGTTACATCATAAGTAACTGCATTAAATGTTCCGGAACTGACAGTCAATCCAAGAGAAGTATTAAAACTATCTGCTAAAGTAACAGTGCCTCCCGGATTATTACTAAAAATTGGTTGAGTAAATGTTCTACCAGCACTTGTAATAGTCTGACTACCACGCCCCGCAAACGTCATCGTCCCTGTACCCGTCAACGTAGTACCAGTGCCGTTAATCCAGTTTCCGTAGATTGCGGGTGTATTCGTACTCGTTGCCAGCGTCATTGTGTTGCTGGTACGGGCAGACATATCAATCGTGCCGATGTTGTAGGCGGCATCAACA